CTTATTGGGAATAAAAAATTTCTAAAATTTGTTTCTACTTCTATTGTATCTCCGTCTATAACTCTATTTACTCTTGCCTGAAAATTTTCCCATATTTGCTTATGCGGGCTTTCAAAATAAAATATTTGCATTTGTCTATTTGTTAATTCTGGGAATTTTTTAAAATCGTGTTCTGTTTCAATATCAAAATCTTCTCTTTTAGGCATTGTTTACGAATGTTTGTGATTTAATATCTCTTAAAATGCTTACACATCTTAAATAACCATCTCTTAAAATTGTTATCATTGATTCTGCTTCTCCTCTGCTTGTAAACCCACTCATATCGTAATTGATAACATAAATTGCAGCTAAATTAGACGCTGCTTGTTTTAAAATTCCTTTAACATCTACATTTAACGTAGTATAATCATCACTCCAATTATAACGAGTTGCACAATTAATTTCGCTCTCTGCCTGTGTTACATAATCATTAGTGTATGCTTCTGCCTTTGAAACCGTCGAGCAGTTAGTTCCTGCTTTTCTTTCCACTTCCGCAGTTGTGCAAAATATTCCTGTATCAGCCATATTTTATTTAATAAACATAAATATTTAAAGTTTTGTCTTGTGCGATGAGCCAAGCCCCCCTAATAATTCCTTCTGTTATATGGGAATATGCCCCAAAAATCTTTCCCTCGTCGTGCTGAATTGAAGATAGAGAATTTTTAACCTCATCGTCATCTAACAATTTAATTTTTCCCTGTTCCATTAGAGATAATAAATTAAGATACATTTCTTCTTTTAATAATTTTTTTGATTTTGTGCCGTCTTTGTTTGTGGGCCTAGAAGCATTATTTAAAGCTTCTGTTTTTCTTTTTGTTTTATCATTATTCATTAATTCGCTATAAACTCCAAATCCCACTCCCGCGTCATCAACACCGATTTTTTTAAATTTATAACTTTCATTTAAAATTAAAATTCTTTTCGCTGTGTCTGTGGTGTAATTTCTTTTTTCTATGATAGATTCTCTTTGCTCAATATTTTCTTTATCAATTTTATCTAAAACTTCATAAGTACATTCATCATCACCCAAGCCAGCAACATCCACCCCTAAGTATGATTTTACTGAGTTAATAACTTCTTTTCTTTTCAGCGTGCAAATTAAATTAATTATCTCGTCGCTGAAAAGTCTCCTTAATTCATCTGTGAAAACTGCTAAATATTCCTGTGCGTATGCTAATTTACTTAATCTCTCCTTCTCTCCTTCTAAAAATTCTTTTGTGTGTCTTGGGCAGTCTTCCGCACTTATGAAAAAACTTTTAAATTTCTTATCTAAACTACACTTATAAAAGAAACCTGTTTTACCGCATGGAGTTGAGGCGATGTCCATACTTCCTTGAATTACAGACAACATCGGGCTTACTGCAATAAAAAATTCGTCTTTCATACGCGAGCCCTCATCAATCATTAATTTTTTAATTGTAAAACCTCTCAGTCCCTCGCCAGTATCCCCTGCAGCGTGGCAGAGAATGCCTGTGCCGTTCTTAAATAGGATTTTGTGCATAGTTGGGCGGTCTTTGCCTTTCGTGATTTGTGGGCTATATTTAACCTGTGCATACGCTAACGCCTTTGCTAACATGTGATATGCCTGTTTTTCTGTTATAGAACAAATTAAAATAAATTCTCCTTTTTTAAAATGATTAATACATAATTCTACGGCTTTTATTGACATTGCCGTAGTTTTTCCGCATTGACGCGCACTTAATAAAAAGCAGTTTTCGTCGGGGTGGGAGTTAAAAATGTAATCTTTCTGCCAGTCGTCCAGCGTTCTCCACGGGGTGTTTATATCATAATTCATTTTGTGAGTAAATCTCCTCTAAGTCATCACCGCAGATTATTACGCCGTTTGGGATTAATTTAAGCATATCTTTTATCTGTATGTCTGTGTATTCCATATTAGACTACTGAGAATTTAACTTCAAACAATCCATTTAAATCTTTATTCTTCTCTCTTAATTTTTGTTGTTGGTGTGAGTTCATTGTATTTGGTTTTGATTGGACTAATCTAATCTTTTTATTCTTTATATCTATTCCAATTACATCAAAAGGCGAGTGAGAGCCAGCTGTTCTTTGAACAATATCAAAACCTTTTTTTTTTAATTGCTCACAAATCTTATATTCTTTTTTTCTTCCTTTAACATAATTAGCGTTAGGCATTTTCTTCTTTGATTCTTTCTTCTTTATTTATTCCTTTTAATTCACAGAAGGCTTTTTTAATTTCTTCCCATTTGAGATTATATTTCCTGTTCCATACTTCCTTGAATCTATTAAAGCAAGTATCAATAGTCATTTTCTCAAAAAAGTTAAAATCGTCCATAATTTCTTTTGGTATATTCTTAAATACTTCTCTTATTCTATTTTCATCGTTTTTAATTTTTTCTATTTGTTTTTTTATGATTTCCATATCTTCTTTGTCGTTTTTAATTCTAAATTCTAAATCTGCAAGTTTCTTTTTAAGTTCTTCTTTTTTTAGATGCCCAGATGAATTAAAATAATCTAAAAGAAGATTATTAATTAAAGCGGAAGCTGACTTTACTTTTTCTAATTCTTCAATTAATACTGAATCTATGCAGATTGTTTTATTTTGTTTAACCATTATTATTATTATTATTATTATTATTATTATTATTATTACTTAATTAATTAATTAATTAATTAATTATATATTATTTAAATGTTTCTATAATTATAAAAAATTTTTCTGTGAGATCCTATATACAAACAAATCTAAAAACCCAAAAATCGCTAAACAATCATAAATATAATAAAGCTTAACGCAGTTAGGGTGGTGGGTGGGCAGCGGAGCGGAGTATAACGGAGCGTAGCGTGGGTTATCCCCCTGAGCGTAGCGATTGGCTGGGATAACATCAAATCCCGAACGGAGCTTAGCGGAGTGAAGGGCAAAAGCCCTAAATACAGCCCGAGCGGTACCTCGGGCGGTTCTGAACAGGGTGAAGAACTATTTACGGCTTTTGATAACTCGCTCCCGATTGCTTCCTGCAATCTGGCTGAGCGAGAGAATTGAGTATTAATGATTAGTTTGGTGCCCAAACTAAGTAATGAAATTATTTAATTGTTTCGGTGGATTTGAGAGCAGGAAGTCCTAAAATAAAAAAAGGGGATCGCTCCCCCTTAATTAAAAAGCACTTTCAATTTTCTTAATAACCTTAATAGATAAGTCCGCTAATTCTAACCTTTGGCTTTCGTCCATTCCGTCAAATTCTGCCTGACTTATTCTTGAACACATAGCACAAAATACATCTTTTGCATAAGCGACTTTCATACTTTGCGGAAAGTCACTCTTTACGCTGCTTACATTACTAACCTTCGTTTCCTGTGGAACTCCGGGTTTTTCTGTTTCTATGTTTTCGTTTTCGATTCCAGAAGATTCACTTAAAAACTTTTTGATATTTTTAAAATCTCCACTTTCTGAGATTTCACAATTTGCACTTTTATCTTTTAGTTTTTTTAGTTCTTCGTTGCTTTTTTTATCGAAACAGCTCATCCATCCTTCAGAAGTTTTAAACCTCACATATAGCTTTCCTGCGTTTGTTTTCTTATCTTCAAAGTCCAAGATTTCTAAAATTTTTTTCATTTCTTTTTACCTCCATTACGATTTAATTAAGTCTTTTATTATCCAGTAAAGGACGACTAAAAACAAAAGACCATAAGTTGCCACTCCTGCGCCGATTAAATAATTTTCTATGAATGTCATTTAAAATCCTCCTCTGTGAGATTGAAGAAATGTTTAATAAATTCTTTAATTCCTTCTTTTCTTTGAAAGTCCTCATCTTGTATAAATCTTTGACTTTCTGAGGTTATTTTCAACCACTTAATTGCTTCTTCTTTCAAATTATCCCTTGATAATTGTCCTCTTACGTAAATGTCCTTTAAAGTTTTTAGTTCTGTCATTTTAATCTCTCCATAAAATTTATAATCATTTTAAATTCTTCAGATAATCTCTGAAAATAATTTGTTAAACTTTCCCCTTTCTCCGACGGAAAGATCTTAATAAAATCTTTGTAAGTTTCCCATTTAATCCTTATAATTATATCCTTTCTCATTATGTAACATTAATGTAACACCCCTTTATAAATGTTATGGACTTGAAGTCTATTTCAAGAATTATCCCTACTCTATTAAATTATGTGAATTTTGAAAGAAGAGCTTGAAGTCTTGCGATTTCATCAACTACAGATTGCTTATCAATTACTTTTTTTCTTTCTTCTGTTTCTGTAATTTCCAAAGCTTCTCTTTCCTGCTCGTCTTGAACTAATTTATATGTTTTTGTCATTATGCTATTGTTCCGCATGGGATATATCTTGTTAATCCCCCCGGCAAAGTTACTTTAATAAAATGTGTTGTTGTTAGGGTTTTTGCTCCGACAGCTTCGATAGCGTTTCCCGTTCCGATTGTCGTTTCAAACTCAATCATTTCTTCACTGACATCTGCTTGATCTAATCTTAAAACTGGAATTGCTTTTGTTGTTGAATCTTGATCAATGTCCAACTTCGCATTTGGTCCCGTCGTCCCAATGCCGACGTTGCCGGTGCTTGTTAATCTCATCACCTCATTCCTTGAATTTCCTGTCTGGAAAATTGTAGGTCCTGCAAAAGAACTTACAACAACGCCCCCATTTGCCGCCCCCTCCAGAACAAAAGCATTTGCCCATCCTGACACACCAACACCATTTGTTCCAACCTGACCAAGTGTTGTATAAGGATATGTCCCGCTTGAATTAGCGTTATACAATCTTAATTGTCCATTACCATTAACACTATCTTGATATACCTCCAACTTCGCCCCAGGACTCGTCGTCCCGATGCCGACGCTACTATCTACAATTAAGGTATCAGGAGTTCCAATTACATTTGCAGCATCTCTGTGAAATTCACAATCAG